TGTTGGCTGCGGAGTGTGATGACTTGGTGTTCCTGACAGGCCGTCCAGAGACCACCCGCGGAGTGACCACGGAATGGCTCGGAAGGCATTTCGGCATTCGTCCAGCTACTGATAGGCTTTGGATGCGTACTGCGCATCACGGACATACCTCGTCTGCCCTCGGGCGGGTAGCCTTCAAGTTTTTGGTTATGTCGAAGTGGGTCTGTCCGCTCTTCCACCGCTCGGAGTTCATCTTTGTGGACGACGAGGAAGACAATTTACGCATGTTTAGTATCCACTTTGCCGGGAAGGTTTTCAAAGCACCGGGGTGTTGGTATGAATTGACTCGCGGGGGCTTATGAGTGCCACATTGGAAGCCACCATATAAAGTACGTCGGTCTACGCATTTGCTGAGCTATGCGGTTCGGCAAAACTATACCTTACTAGAGACTGGTGGAGAGGCTGTCTACTTACTGAAGCGCATGCGTCGAGCCAACGAAGTATTCCAGGTTAAGACGCGTCGAGTTGATTATATAGAAAAAACCATTACTGCTAGCGCTTCCGGCACGTACTCTTTGGACGCGGATACGGGTTACTACCGCTACCGTCTGTGGGAAGACGGTGTCGATCAAGTAACTGAATACCCGGATGTTGGTGTATTTACTTGCACAGTAGCAGCATCCGGCGGTTCTTCCGTTTGGGAGCCGGCGGTAGACAAATATAGCTTCATCAGCAACCGCAACGAGTATGCTTTCGACATCTACCGCAATCAGCTGGATACCAGCGGCAATCCTATCGCGGATGCTATCTATTTAGTTTTCAATACGCCGCCGTTCACGGTTTCCAATAGTGTCTACCTAAAATATGGCTCCATTAACCCATCGGTGAATTTCAACCAAATGCAGCCAGATGTCGATAACTACGACGGTTTCACCGAGTCGCTGTTCTCATTCAAACAATGGTACCAGCACGATATTTTTGTGAGAACCAGGCATTCTGCAAACAGTTTCTTACTGGCGTTTCCGGGCGTCCTGACTGACATCACACTGAGTGAATCCGGCTTCTTGCGCCAATCGAAATCAGACTATTGGACCACGCCGCCGCCGTATTCACCGGCCATAGTGGAGCACGACGTGGTGGTGCGTTCCTCTGGCGAGCGCTATCAGGTCACTAACTATACCCCTATTTATATAGAAGACATCCTAGTTAGCCAGCACTTCGACATGGGTGAACTAGACCCAAAAAGTAGCATCTACTTGATAGGGATTGATACCTGATGGCAATTACTATGCAATATCGGGCGATGCAGTTCGTGAAGGATTACTTCGTGAAGTTCCTGAACATGGTTTTCCTGGCAAACGAGAAGGGGTCCTTGCAGTTCACAGACGGTACGGTGGAAATAAAGTTCTCGCGTACACCCCAAGCTGTTCGTACGTTTAGCTGGACCTCTGAAATACTCCCGGCCATTTTGGTCGGTGTTTCAGGTGGAAAATTTGTGGAACGCACGTTTGCTAAGAACCTGTTGGACAACGAGGCTGTTGCAGATGATGGGCAGTATTATTACCACGGCGGGGACATAGACCTGACCGTCGATTTTGCCATACGTGCCAGGACCGTCCCTGAGTGTGACAACATAACTGACATCACCTGTATCTTTCTTTCACGCGGTGAGACTAAAGATTTTTTCCTGAGGCACGATATAAAGTTGCCTGAGCCACCATCAATAAGCGGTGAATCGGCTCTCGAGCACCTCATAGACCACCCAATCTATGAGGTCCGTCTCAGCATGCCGGTGCACTGTGGTTGGGTCGAGAAGACCCCTCTTGAGGAGCGACTTATTGAAATTTACACCGACGTTGATTTGTGGGTGGACGTCAATTAAAGTTCGTCTTTTCATCAACGGATAAAATGGGGAAGACTTGCGAGGAGCCACAAAATGGCGGAAAGAATTCCTGGAATCATTGTACGCGTCGTGGATGATACCGGCATAATCCCGCCGCCAGTCTTCCAGCGCTATCCAATGTACATCGGCTGCGGCGATCCCTACCGGCAAGTGAGCGATGTGAAAATCGTTCGCTCTTCCGGGTCGGTGGACGACATTCCGGCACTCACCACCATCAATGACATAGTGTCTGTCGGTGACCTGCCGGGAATCTCCAAGTATGTGGAGTCCACCGATTACTATCTGGTGGCCGGTTCAAACCAGATAGCTTGGCAGCCAGCTGGGGATAAGCCTACTCTCGGGGACACCTTTTATATCACCTACACCGAATCCCGTGCAGCCTCGGCTTACCAAGCCACTCTGTATTTCGATGAGAACTTGGTGTACGAAGATCACGGTGGGACCACCCGCACCAACGGTACCCTCAACCATCTGACCCAAGCGGCCAAACTAGGCTTCGATAACGGCGCCAAGGGTTTGATGGTGCTGCAGCTGGATGACCGCAATTTCTCAGACCCCTACAGCCCCACCAACTCCGAGTTGGAAACGGCTTTTTTGGCCGCCGTCTCCGAATTGGAACTCATCGCTGACTATAAACTACTGCTCGTGGGTCTGTCTTCCGGGACACTGCTCACTACCACCGCGGCCAATATCCTCTTCAACCATGCGGTGTTGGCGTCTCAGCCTGAGAATAAGCAAGAACGCTCGGTTTTGATGGCCATGCCAGCTAGCACCACTTTCACCCAGTATGCCGCAATCGCGCAAACCTACGCACATGAGCGCATGTGCGTTCCAGCGATCCCGTCAAGTCTACAAATGACTGGGGTAACCGGGTCATACGACAACCGGTTCTATAACTCCGGTCTGGCGGGCAAACTGTGCTCTACGCCCATCGGCGTCACTATCTGCGACGAGATAATTTCAGGAGTCACGTTCACCGATAACTTCACCGTGAACACGCTCAACTTCTTGGTACAAAACGGAGTCTCGCCGGCTAAGTCGCAAAATGGGGTCGTACGCAACGTAATGGCTATTACCAGCAATACCACGTCTGCACTGACAGAGGATATGGGAGTGCAAGATGTCAAGGACTACGTAAAGAAATACTGGCGTGAAGGGCTGTGGGCAGTTTATAAAAACAAGCCCATCACTCGGGACCTACCGAGCCAGATGAACGGTTCTTCGATCAATATGCTAAGTAAGCTGATTGAAGACACTATCATTACCGACTACAGGCGCATCTCCACGCGACAGGATGGGACTGAGCCGCGCAAGCTGAAAGTGTCTGGGCAGATAAAACCCATCTTCTGTACAAACTGGGTGGATGTCACGTTCACCTTCGTACTAAGCTTCGCTGCATAGAGGTGAGATATGGGCTACCCACAAACTGCGGTACCGCCTTCAGCGCACTCAGTATGGTACTCGTATAGCATGCACGTGAACGGTGCTGCTATAGGCAGCTTTGAGCGGTTTGGTGTCCGAAGTACCCGTACTGTTGAGGAGATCAGGGAAATCCTCTTTGCGCGCGGTCCAGAGGTAGTGGAACTTGTGTGGGGCGGTACCTCCACCTCCATAGACCTGTCTTTTACCGAGCTGTACCAAAAGCAGTGCTTCGAGGCCATCGGCTACAATGTTTATGCCCTTGAGGACATGAACTTTTACTTCAACATCACAGAGATCATGACGCTCCCGACCAGCACTGGTGGCAAGCGCATCATTGAGTACGTCGATTGCGTGGCGTCTGACTGGGGCAAGGACCTGGACATTGGCGGGACCAAGGTCGTGGAAACCATTACCATTAAGGTGCGCAAGGTACAAGGTCGTCGAGAGAGTTAATGCGTATTCGGTCTATTGATATCCTCTCACAGCAAATCCCGCAAAGACTGTCGGACGCGGACAGGGAGACGTTACGCGTCTTCCTAGAGAAGCTCGCAAACGGTGTGGCCACTCTTCGCCCTTTAGTGGAGTTACTGGACTCCTTGAAAAATAAGGATACGGAAACCATCAATAAGTACATGCAGGAATACGATAAAAACAAGACCAATATTTGGCGCTTCATAAAAGAGATACCAGCCGACTTGAAGGATAGGGTGCAGCGCTTGTTAGCAGATGCTGGGGCAATTACGAGTACTCGAGTGCCGAAGTAAGACGAAACGAAAAGGAACACCATGACAGCTGAGCCTACCGAATCAGTCCCATACACTCCTGTTGCCACCGACCGGGACACCGCGGTATTAGAAGATTTGTTCCTGCTGGGGTACACCACTTCAGAGCCAGTTACCATCTACAAAGATGAGAAGACAGAAATACGGGTCCAGTATCGGACTTTGCTCCCATATGAGCACCGCGAGATAGCACAGGCCGTAGCTAGCTTCACATCCCCGGTGGCGCAGTATATAACTGAACAAATAGAGACTCTGGCCCGTGCCGTGGTAACAATCAACTCCATGCCGTTGCAGCTGAATTTGGACGACAAGAAGAGTTTCCAGTTGGAACACCGCAGAGAGCCCACACCCTTGGACCAGGCTCGCCATGTGATGACCAAAAAGATCCGTTCCAAGTACATCCTGGACGTCATGTTCGACGCGTATATAGAGTTTGTGGAAGGCATAACCAAGCACTTCGAGGAACTTAAAAAAAAATTGAATCAGACCCGTACTTCCGAATCGACCTCACCCTGATACACCATTTCCGCGTACTGCCCACAGATCCTAGATACCGTAACTTAAACTTGCTGCAAAAGATGGTGTTGTTATCGATGGTGGACTATTATGACACTAGGGAAGAGTCCCTGCAAAAGGTGTTAGAGGGCATGAACCCAAACCCGCAGGCGGGAGACACACAAGCAGAGCGCGGGCATGCTCCTATTAGGGGGCGGTACAATAGCGAATTCAAGCAGCACTCGGAAAGTGCTAAACAGACCGGGCGGCCACAATTATCACCTGAAATGCAAGCGGCCATAGAACACTTCTACAAACGCAACCAACCAAAGACAGATGAGGAAATAATTGGCTGATACTCTAAGCGTGGACCCGGCTTCTTTCGAGCGAGCCAGCGTTGCCTTGCAAAATATGCAGAGCAATTCTCGGCAAGTGCGCGAAGAACTATCTAATAGCCTACGTGCCTTACAAACTTACTCCGATTTAGCTGAACGCCTCAAAAACGCACCAATAGTAGATCCTAAAGCCCGCCAGGCACTACAAGATCTAGGTAAAGAATTGGAGAGGATAGGCGTTACTAAAGAAGCAATTTCAGCGGCGGCCGGTAAGGAGACTGTGGCTTACGGCAAGCTGGGTCTTTTGGATAAGATACGCGTGCGCATGGCTACACTACAAAATGAGCAAAAGAAGCGCCTAGTGTTCCACAATGGTCAATTAGTTACGCTGGAGTCTAAGCAGGTTTCATTACAACAGGCTGCTCTCAATCTCTCCAAGCAGGGCGCCAGTTACATGAAAAACACCGCCATGGGGGCTGTGCGATATGCCACTTCCATGGGCGGTATTGAGCTGTCTTTGATGGGCATCGTGGCGCTTTTGCTTAAGATGGCCGATGAGAGTAACAAACTGGGGGCCATGCAGAAGCAAGCTGCAGCCCAATGGGGCGACACCAATACCAAAATAAAAACCGCCAGTGCTGCCATGCGGACACTAATGGGCAACTACCAAATGTCCGTGGATGAAGCAGGTTCCTTGGTGGTGTCCTTGGCGCGGGTGGGCGTGGAAGAAGAGAATGTAAAGCGGTTGTCGGAAGAAGTTGTAGCTATCGAAAAAGTGCACGGATTGGGGGCACAAGAGACCGCGCAAGCTGTGACGGATGTAGCCGACAGCTACGGGATGGCGGCCGACCAAGCTTCGCTATTCTTGCGGTCTGTGCGGGAAGCTACTAAAACTATCCCCGGTCTATCAATGTCTGAAGTCACTGCCGACATGCTGGATTTGGTGCGCACTACCCGGGCCTATAACACTGACTTGCTCGGTGTGGCGGCCATGTACAATACTCTAATGAATAAAGACATAGCCAAAAAGCTGGGTTTAGGTGATCTGCCTAAGGCTGCACGCAAAGAGCTGGCTATGACTGTGGCCGGTTTCAGCGAAAAACTATCGGACGGTCTGAAAGCAGCGCTCGGGCAAGAAGAAGGCATGACCCTAGCTGAAGCTCTCATGAATTTCGAGAAGATGGACCCAGCCAAGAAATTTGTGAAGATGGCCCAATTCATCACCAAGAACGTTGCTCAATTTACGGGGGCGGAGCAAGAATTCGCCGTTCGCCAGTGGTTGAAAGAATTCGGCTTCCAGAGTTCCGACATTCAAGAGACGCTGCAGAAAGCGTTTGCGTCTGGTGGTTTCAGCGCGGAAGGCTTAGAAGGTGTGCTGCAAGAAGTTGGTAAACAGCGCGATATACTGGCCAAGGCTGGGGAAAATGACGCCGTAAACCGCGCCAAGCTATTGGCAGAGGCACAGGGTATAGCCGCGGGGCTCACTGGTTGGGAAGCTAAGCTTGAGAACTCTGTCCGAAACGCAATCTTAGGGAGTGCGGATTTTGCCTCGCTAAAGAAATCCATAGACGCTATACTGGAATGGATGAAGGAAAAACTACCGAAACTAGCCCTTGACATGATTACACTATTGAGTGCTTTGGTACGGTACTTTTATGGCTCAGAGAAGTTCGAACAAAGTCAGAAAGAGGGTAGGATGGCACGTGAAGTTGAACCAACACTCGAAGCCGGCTATGCCAGATTTGGCGAAGTACAGAAAGCCATGCCGCCCGCAATATCTGCAGAAGTAGCCTCTGACCGCCTATTCGGCGAAAAAGCGCTGGACCCGCTCGTGGAAGCAGTAAAGCAACTGTCTCCAGCTTATGCGGCAACAATTGAAGCGCAAGGCGCACCAGGTGGGCGTTCCCAGCGCGCTGCAGCTATTGGTATAGCACTGTCGCAAGTGAGGCATGAACCAAATATAGAGGCAGGGGTCACGGATGAAATAACGGAGCTAGCAGAGGCCTTGGCCACCAAGAATATGAATAAAGTAATGCTGATACTGCGGGCACAGCTCCATGAACGCTCTCAGTTAGAAAAGCAAGGGGAGAAAGCAACTAGACACGCGAAAAGCTCGCATAGCCCATACGGTTATAAGAATCTCCCCCGAAATTTAGAGGGTAGATAAATGGGAATAGCTAATTTCGCTGTTGATATGCTGCTCCCAGAGAGCGCTACGGAAAGACTGATTTTCCGGCGCTTTGACGGTAAAGCACTTGCTCGGTATGCTGAAAACGGAACAGCCCCCAAGCCGTCTGATATACAGACCGTGGTGTTGCAAGTCAACCCAGCTTCAATATCCTGCAGTAGCCAAAAAATCATCAATAAAGTACCTACCAATGCCCCCGGCCGGTTTGTGGTGTGGGACTGGGGCAACGATTTGACAGTTTATACCATTAGGGGCCAAACTGGCATGTTGTTACCTAACGTTATATCGTCTGGGTTCGATCCTGGTAAAAGTATTATTGATGGAATAGTGCAGCAGTTGGACCCAGAGAACGCGGTAGCTACTCAAGTAAATACCTATAAGGGTGCCTTGGCGGATGTGGCGGCTTTCGGACAAGATATACTGATGCGAGGTCTTGGGTATTTCGAGCTGCTGGAGTTGTCCCCCAAATACCGGGCGTTCACGCGTCTGCAGGAGGTGTACAACCGGCTCGATGCCGATCGGGATATCCTAACGTTGGAACTCGGGAAAAGTGTGTACCGCGGGTATTTCACTGAGTTCACCTTCGAAGTGACCAAAGAAAGTCCTTGGAACTGGAACTACGATATAGGCTTCGTTTCGATGAGCAATATAGTGGACCCGTTCCAAAAAGACGATGAGGAATTCCCGGCAGATGTGGCATTAGTGGCGGACGAATGAATGTCTGGTCAGACTCAAATACTAAATTTATTGATGTCGCGGTTCTACTCCGAATTCCTGCCCGGAGGTCCTACTGAGATACTGGAATTTGTGGAGCGGTGGGTGCACCTAAAAGATGCTATCCCGCACGTAGAAAACGGATACCTGGCAGCTGTCCCATCAAATTTCTTCCACCCAAAAGTCGTGTGTTGCTTCGATTTCACCTATAAGTTTGTGGGAGATGGTTTCGTTTCCCCGACAGGTATAGAATCTCAGCGCCCAGTATCTGAGGCTACGCTCTTGCGGGTTTCGGCGCAGCTGCAGCGCTTTTTCAAATACTACTACGATTATATCCTTGGATACTATAATAAGCGTGATCCGCAAAAGGAGCTACGTAAAAACATCAATGATGTACAGATCAATACGGAAGAAGACGCCAATCTCTTCGTGAATTATGTTATCAACTTTTATTTGTCCAGCATTTCCGTAGACCAAAACCTCAATGATATCGGCACATGTTCGTTAACGCTCACGGACAACACCGGGTACAGGTTCGGGAAAACACTACGGCTATTCTTCGACGAAACTTTCTCGATACTGCGCCAATTGTTCGCGCCCATGGTGCGAATGAGTATATGGTCCAGCGGCAGGCTATATACCAACTGGATGTTTCCGCTGTTCGAAGGACATATCGTCTCGGTGGAGCCTTCCAACGCTGCTGGGTTCGGTTCCCTCAGTATAACGGCAAAAGACGTGCTGGAAATAGCCCGAATCAGTACCGAGATGGTCAGCCCGTCAGTGCTGCAGTGGAAGGAATTACAGAAACAAAATTACATCAATATTTACTCGCAGCCCTTTTTCGGCGTAGATCACATGGAGATTTTCAAGATGATGTTCCTGGGCGGGAAACTGACCTGGGACCCCAAAAAGCAACGCTTGGGTCCAGAGGATCCCGGATTTCAGAAGACAAAAAACACCAATTTTTCTGCGCTCGGCAATTTTGACTATGCCAGCGATGATGGCGGTAAAAAGTGGCCTTGGGAAATCACTGAAAACAATGCTGTACCTTACAAGCAGTTCAATCTAAAACGTGCACTCCAGGACCTGAAATCTAGCAGAGCACGCTATGCTGTGGCTTGGGGCTTTGGGATGACTCCTTTTCGCTCTACGTCTACAGCATCGGGGCAGACCTACACCGCGGAATTTGCGGGTCGCTTAGAAGTGCTGCAAAATATAGCTGAGTTGGTATATTTCAACTTCTACGTGGATGGGCGCGGGAATGTGCACTACCATCCCATGCGCATGGCTAATCAGTATATAGGCTGCGACATTTTCACAAAAAAGAAATATAAAGGTGCTGGGTATTCAGAAGCTATCCACCCAGATCCGTTTTGGCAGTCACAGCTTATTCTCGAGGAGGAGTCCACTAATTTTGCCAAGCGTGTCAACGTAGAAGAACTGGTGACTTTCCTGAAGGTGTCTGGGCAACCAGCCTGGATTACCGGTAATCAACCACAACCCGAATTGATGGGGTTGGTGGGTGCGGCGGCGGATTTTGATTTGATGGCTCGGTTCGGTCTACGGCGCCGTACCCCACAGTGCCCACTCTTGAATTGGGCCGTAAAGCTGCCCGGAGTGAATGGTAAGCCGTACTATCTAACAGACATGATAGCTAAGGCTTTACTGCAATACGCTAACGCCGAGCTATACACTGCCAGTGCCACCCTCATTTTCCGACCTGAACTTAGTTTGGGCCGACCAATGTTGTCAGTGCGCGATAACAGCGTGTTCTTCCTACAATCGATAAGTCATTCTATCGATATAAACGGGCAGGCTTCCACTACCATAGGCGCCTCGTTCGGTAGGAAATTCTGGCAGACTCCACGTGATTTGACCAGCTTCATGATAATTTCGCAGAAAATCTATGAGAGCAACAAGACGCTACCGCTCCTTCCCGCAAACGCTACACCAGAAGACGTACAAAAATACTACGAGGATAACTTTGGTCTAACGCAAGTGCCAGTTGCTGAGTGGACTGCAGATCTCGACAAGCGGGATCAGCTCTTCCAGAAATTGGAGGAGCAGATGTCTAAGGAAAAGCAATCCGAAACGACTACGTCTGAGGACCAGGAGTGGTAGATGCCCAAAATCAGCAGTGCACCTACTGCGGTAGCTGTTTTGCCGGCAGAAGTTATAGCCATTTACCCGGCCGATAGGGTAGTCGATATCCGCTGGCTTTCGCAGGAGGGCGGTAAGCGTGGTGTTGTAGTAACTTCTAGCCACGGGGATTACTCTTTTCCAGCAGTTGGTGACACTGGTCTCGTATTGCAGTACGGATTCAACTTCTTTTATATTGGCCGGATAGACATCAGCTATGCGGCCAAATTAGCTGGAAACGTGCGCAGCAAACTCACCGGGCAAAAGTTACGTCCCACGGAAGTCGATGGCGGAGAAGCACATCTCGAGAACGTGGCCGCCAAGTCCTATGTGCGCTTTTCAAATAACGGTGACTTCAGCCTCTTGAACGCTTTCCGCGAAGGGCTGAAGTATATGCGCAACCTGCGCCGTACAACTATTTCTGCTAAAACGATGGAGTTGTTTGGTAACGGCATAAAGATAATGTTTGGGACCGCCATCCGCAACCCGGGCACTGGCGAAATACCACCTCCTGGAACCAGCGGTGGGAAGGTCATAGAATTCCTGCTACAAATTGCCTACCAAGATATACAAACAGTTCGGTTCCACTTAGGAGAAATAGTCGATCTGATTGCCGGGACAGTGCCAGAAATGAGCAGCTTCGGGGCCCGGTTGAAAGCGCTGCTGGAAGTTACCGCTGGACCGGCGCCTTTGGCTTCTCTGAAAATGGATGAAGTTGGTAACGTGGAGGTTACTTCCGCTACTGGGCAGATAAAAACATCGTCCCTTGGTCCAACGACCATAGACAGCAAAAGCACCCTTTCCGCTAGCGCAATCGGTATAGCTTCTATTGATGGACAATTGGTTCAGCTAGGCGGGTCAGTTGAACAAGTAATAAAAGGTACATCATATGTAAGTAAAGAAAGTGAATTTTTAACACAACTAAACACGTTTACAGCAGCACTTACTGGGTTTTTTTCAGCGACTGCATTAAGTCTCACTGATCCTGTCTTGGCTAGCGCAGCAGGGGCTATGGCTGCGCCTGCAGCAACTTTTACTGCAGCAGTAAATAAATTTTTGTTGACAGATCTTCCTGCTACTTTATCCACTAAAACTTTTGTGGGCTAATCATGCGCGGGGTCATTTTGGCCGGCGGTGCCGGGACAAGACTCTACCCGGTCACCAAAAGTGTTTCAAAGCAGCTTTTACCTATTTATGACAAGCCCATGATTTATTACCCGCTGTCTGTCTTGATGCTGGCAGGGCTACGTGAAATATTAATCATCAGCACGCCTGAAGATATTCCGCTCTACCGGAAATTACTAGGAGATGGAAGCCGTTTAGGGTTGTCTTTTAGCTATGCTGAGCAACTGCGTCCCAAAGGGCTAGCGGACGCGTTCGTACTGGGAAAAGACTTCCTGCGTGGAGAGCCGTCCTGTTTGATACTGGGCGACAACATCTTCTATGGCAGTCATTTCTCGAACCATCTGGACGCTGGTAAATCTTTGCAGAAAGGTGCGCTCATTTTTGGCTATCCAGTTAAGGACGCACGCCAATTCGGTGTTGTGGAGTTTCAGGATGGGAAGGTAATTTCTTTAGAAGAAAAACCAGTTGAGCCGAAGTCACACTATGCGGTCCCGGGGTTGTACTTCTACGACGGACAGGCTCCTGAGTTTGCTGCTAAGTTGCGCCCATCCGCCCGGGGTGAACTGGAAATTACAGACCTGAACCGTGAGTACATGCAGCGTGGGCAATTGCAGGTGGAAATACTTGGGCGCGGCCTTGCTTGGTTGGACACCGGATCCTGCGATGGATTGCTGGATGCGTCCAATTTCGTACAAGCTATACAAAAGCGCCAAGGTCTATATGTAGCCTGCATTGAGGAAATTGCCTTCCGAATGAAGTACATTACTGCTGCCCAGTTAATGGGTCTAGCTGACGAACGTACGGACTATGGAAAGTATTTGGCTGTCTTGGCCAGGGAAGGAACCAAATGAGCCTGAGGGAGCCCCCAGCGATGGGGGAAGACTGCAAGAGGCTCCCTCAGTCTCTAGCCTTGAGTCCTAGGTCCACCGTTTGGTTCAATATGGAGTATCACATCAGCCCCGGGCAGGATTTGTCGCACTTCCTGCTCGATAGCGTCTGCAAGTGCGTGGCTCTGGCTGAGACTTGCGCCCGCTTCCATACACAATACCGCGTCTATGAAGATCTTAGGCCCGCTACGCCGCACTCTGACGCGGCTAACGCGCCTCACGCCCGGCAAGTACATAGCCTTCAAAATTTTATCGTTGATCCCCGGCGGCACTTCGTCTAGTAAGTCGGCGACGGTCTTTCGCCCCAATCGACAGCTCAGCCAGACAGCAATCACGGATACGCTGAGAGCCGCTACGGCATCAGCGTGCAGGAGCCAGAACAGACCGGCACGGTCGCCTATCCATGCAAGGGCCAGACCAATGAGCACGACCCCTGACGACCAAATATCACTCGAAAAGTGCAGAGCGCCGGCTTCCAGGGATTGACTATTGTGTTTGCGGGCCACCCGGTAGAGTTTGCGGGCTAGCACAACGTCCACAACGATTGAACCCGCCATAACCCCGAAGGCCCAAACTGAAGGCTCTACCCCAGTCCTGTTTTGAACTAGGCGCTCGATAGCCTCAGCGGCAATCCAAACACAAGTACCAAGGAGCAACAGCACTTGGAACAGGGCCGACAGGTTCTCCACTTTCCCATGGCCGTAGGGGTGCTCGAGGTCGGCCGGCCGTGACGACACCCGGATGGCGCACCAAGCCGTCGCTGCAGCAACTAAGTCGAGCCCAGAGTGGGCCGCCTCAGAGAGAATTCCCAGGCTGTCTGTTACCAGCCCCACGCACAGCTTCGTGCCCGCCAAACCAGCCGCTGCAACGACGGAAGCCAGTGCTATGAACTGTTTCTCACGGTCATCCCGGGTTACGATTTGGGTCACAACTCTGACCTTTCTGTGGCCCAGCCCGGAGTTCTCCGAGCGTGCTTTCGCGGACCACCGCATCGCCAGGATACCACTCGATCCTACAGCTGACATACTTCTTCACCCAATCCAGGAGAAGATCATCGAGGGCCTTTTCTGCTTCATCCTCGAGCCCCTGTTGGATGCTCACAACATCATCATAGTAGATGTCTCGGTTCACTCGCTCCTCCAATACGGCGAGTGTTTCGGGTACGTCTCCGAGTTGGTTTGCCCATTCCTCAATCTTCATGTCCTTCACTGTCATTATCGTCACTCTGGTCTCGTCCCCGTATGTTTTGCAGAACTCCAGGAGGTCTTGAATTGCTTCAGCTATGAAGTCAAAAGGACCTTTGCTTTCCGAAAACCTATCTGCAAAATTCCAGCAATACGGCACGGCACCCTCCTACAGGTGCTTCCATAGATCGTAGTCATCTGACACTAGAATAGCCCCATGCGCGCATGGGTTAATTTATTAGGCCACGCCGTAGCTTTATTGTATTTCGCCCCGTTGAGACCGGGTCTAGTAAGTGTGAGTCTCTCTCAGTGTGGGCAGTGTTTGGTCTTTGTCTGAAAGTATCGCCGTCCTTGGCCATGGGATGCGCAGATCGCGGTCATTCCAAATGATACCGGACTCATCCTCAGGATGATAGAAATCAGAGCATTTGTATAGCACAGTAGTGTTGTTATCTAAAGCCTGGAAGCCATGCGCGAACCCAGCCGGGATAGATATCCAATCAAGAACGCTGAGACGCTTATACTCTGCTTTCTTGAAGCTGGGAGACTCCGTGCGAAGGTCTACCCACACGTCGAAAATTTCCCCGCTGAGCACTATTACAAATTTTGCTTGTGGGTGTTTTGTTTGTAGGTGAAGGCCGCGAACAGCCCCAAAACACGATACCGATATATTGTCTTGAACGTACGGTGTATCCCCCTGTCGGAACAGTTCTGCGAAGTAACCACGGTCGTCTGAAAATTTGCGGAGCTTCCCCCAAGAAATCGTCTTCATATTGCCTCCATTAAAGAACATGGGCCCAGCAGGGATCGAACCTGCACCCTACCGGATATGAGCCGGCTGCGCTACCATTTGCGCCATGGGCCCACTTATTTTCTTCCAGCAACCAGGACCACAGTGCTCTTCTTGTCCAGCATAGCGCTGGCCACATACTGGACACTGGATTGCTATGAAAGATTTAGCTATTAATGGTGCACGAAAGCGCACTCCACACTCACATTCTAGTTCACCATACCCGTGCTCTTCGCATGGCGACTCACCAAAGTCGTCACAGGTACACTTCACGTGCTCATCCATCGAGCCCATCCAGCTCGGCTTGTAACTCCGCCCGCCGTGTCTCGACTTCCTTCGCGAAGTAGTCACGTACCAGCTGGATGGCAGGTTCAGGGATCTGCTTAGCGCGCAGCCGCTCTTCCCAGCCTTCGTGTGGCTCGTCGTGATAGTTAGACGGATTTTTTTCGCCAACGATAAAGCAATCTGGACTCGAGAAAACTTGCTTATCTTCGAACACAATATAGGGGCGTACTTCTACGGGGCTATCCTCGCAACACCCGCAATTATGTCGAATATCGACCTGGTCTGCAATCGGATTCACCTTGGAACTCACCAGCCTTTCCTGACTCCAGCGATCGACGCTGACCTCAAGGTCGGGAAAGTGCTCGCACAGCCGAGTTATCTCGGCCAGTTTCTTTTGTGCCTTCGCCAATTTCTCTTGGGCTTCTGCCAGCGGATTTTTCACGAACCCTCCGAAAGTCTTTCCTTGGCCAAATCGAAGAATTGTTGCTCGACTTCTATTCCTACGAAACGCCTACCGGTATCCCGCGTTGCTACCCCGGTGGTACCGCTGCCCATGAAAGGGTCAAGCACTACTCCACGCGGTGGGCAAAATAGCTCGCAGAGATATTTCATTAGTTCGAGGGGTTTCTGGGTGGGGTGCTTGTTGGCATATTTTTCTTGCCCTTGATTGACTTTTATACAGTAAAAGTATTTGGCTCGAGCCTCCAACTGTTCCGCGGTTTGCTCATCCACTACCACGTTTCTCGGCCACCTACCTTTACTGGAAACAGTATGGTAGGGTGTACCTGCACCGCCACCAAATGGCTTGGCCCCTTCATCCCATCTGTTGATGAACACTTCTTCATCGCCAGTACGTTGGATGTTTATCCCGCCAGTGCCCCATTTGGCCACGTTTTCTGAGAGAGTACCTTCCGGGGGCTTTCTGGCCACCACGACGGGTTCAAAGCTCGGCCTAAGGGCAGTACCGCGACCACCACCAAGATCGTGGCTCTTTGGAAACCCACCGTTGTGCAGCCAGGCAATAGAGTCTACAATCTCCAATCCAGCTAGCCGCATACCGACAGTGAGTAAGTCAAAAGTCCTTGGACTGCCGAAAGCTACAGTAAAAGCGCCGGGTTTCATTACGCGACAAACTGCGCCCCAGTGACTAGGGTTAGGTAGATTGTCCCAGCCTTTTAGGCTTACCGAATACGTACCGGCCAACCAGCTACCCAGCAGCTTGTCTACCAATATCTTTTCAGATATACCGTAGGGGGGATCAGTGATGACTGCGTCAATGGAATTGTCCGCATAGAGACACAGCACTTCTCGGCAGTCACCCTTGTGCAACTTCAGCCGATCAGGTGCCAAGGTATCTCTGCCATCGTTACCGCAGCCAGCAGCTCTGGGAGCGGGTCAACATAAACTTGCTTTCCGCCCAGAGTCTTGCGGAGAGTTAGATGTAAATGCGGACCGGTAGAATCTCCGGTAGACCCCACTTCTCCAATAATATCTCCAGCTTCCACTACAGACTTAGGTTTCAGAGGAGATAACGCATATAAATGGCAGTACCCGCTCGACTGCACCGGACCTTCGTGGTGGGCAATAATTACGGAATTGCCGCCTCCATGACCGCCGTGCTTAACCTTGGGGTCAAACCAGCTCTTAGTAACTACCCCACTCCACGGAGCGTGGATGGGAGTTCGTGCCGCTTTCGGTAAGTCTTGCCCGTTGTGATACTGTATCCACGGGTGCCTGTCTTTACTAGTCACGCCACACGTAGGGCACATCCGGTTGTACTCATAGTCAACCACCTTCTTGCAATCGGGGCAAACTTCATGGATGGGATGTGCACGGAGGCCAAAGAAAAGTCCGCGTGGGGCATTAGGATCAAGCTTTTTTTGGAGTAGAACTTGTAGGTCATTATATAAGTCCGCCCAAAGAATCCAGTCCACGTTATTTCTCCAGTGTGTTGAGCAGTTGGAAGACTTGGTCGATTATTGATTGACGTAGCAATATTGGAAAGCCGGCTGCGTGTACGTGCCCTCCACCACCAAAGCGTAGGGCTACTGTTGATATATCAACACTGTCCCGGCCTCGGCTATATAAACCGCAGTTATTAAACATTACGTTTGCAACCACCACGTAATGCAGATCCGGTTCTCGCTCCAAGATGGTGTGTGCCACATCGGCGGAATGTTCACTCGAGATCACCACCAGGAACGTGTTCCCGGAACCGTCCATAAGCCGCTGGGCTTTGGTTGTTTGGCGCTCAATCACATTATTTATATAATTAGTGCGCTTTTCCCTAAGAACACCCAACAGTTCTGCTTGTGTTTCGTCTGTCTTTGCATTTCTAGAAAAGGCTGTGTGGAATCTACAGCTACCCCAAAAAGTATGTAGGGAATTTAGCGCCTCTCCCCGTGCCCTATATTCCGAATAGAGACGCCAGAGGTCCCAAGCCGTAACAGCCTTGGAGAGTTCCCCGTAATTCCAGGAGTCGAGCATGTCCTTGTGCAGCACTTCTGTGAAAACCAGTTCAGTGGCTGACACTTCGGTACTAAAGGTGGCCCAAGAGAATTTGGTGATGAATTTCTTGGTGATGTGATGGTCGATCAGCTGTACATTTTTTCCTTGCTTTACGGCGGAGTCTATCTGATCGCACGTGCCTTCTGATGGGCTAATATCGGTTATATATAGTCGGTCGTCGTTACTTAAGCCCTTCAGCGCCCCCAGTACCCTATTGTCGATGTCGTCGTAGTTGGTGCTATGTATTTCGAAGCGATCTATGCGTAGCCCAGCAACCAGTAAGGCGGCGCAAGCTGACCCGTCCAGATCGGTATGGGTGATGATGGTATCCATTCCAGCATTATGTACCAGGGATGGTGCACTTAGTAAATTGCCGCTAATTAAAGGAGCACAATCCTGGTGTCTTACACTAAGACACTATGGCGCTATCTGACCTCGAGAACCAAGAATGCCTATGCTCCTGGGTAAACGCGCTAGGTTCCGGTCCAAAAGTCCAACTCCGGGCGTTCGTGGCTGGGGCCAGGGTCATCATAGAAGCCGCCAAAGTCAATTGGCTACTGGTCAATGCTGATTATGAAGATATAGCCAAAAAGCAAGGGCTGGAGCTAGTGCTAACCCTCTACAGACAGGCTACTGCCCCTATCGAAGCGCCATTAGTGTATTTGACTAGTATAACCGCACCTTATGCAGACTGCCCGCCGGTGGCTACGTTATCTCAAACGATGAATGCCCTGAAAAAGTTTGTGCTGGGGCCTGTGAAAGATTTGGATCGGGAAATACAGGACTACTCTGACGCAATAGAAATCAACCAAGCCACTGCTGAAACGCTTGACCGGCTGATAGGGTTTCTCGACGATATCCTTGACGCCATAGATATCTGCTAGGAGGCGGCGTTGTCTGACGTACCTTTTCAGACGGAAATTGCTATCAGCGTGCCGTCAGCTGAGCGCCTACATTCCACCATCAACCTATCGCCCACTGGTGATATCAGGCTAATTACTGGCCGCGATAAGTTGATTACGCAGATGCTACGCGCCTTGGTTAGCAAAAGCGTCTTCACAGACGGTGTCATCAATTCCACCAGTGATAGCTTGCGGAACATCAGGGCCCTGGTAGTCAATACCTTTCGGAAATTTCGTTCAAATCAGATAAACTACGTGCAGGAAAGCGACCCTGACCTAACTGGCTTCGCTATCTACCGCAAAGCTGCAGGCTCTGATGATTCTTACGCGAAAGTGTCCGGTAATGGCGTCACCAATAAATTCACAGACACCGGTTTAGAGAATGGTAAAACCTATTCATATGCAACTACACGAGTTTTCAAGAACATTTTTGAAACTCAGTTTGTGGACACTACCGATATAACTCCATCATCTTTTACCAAAAATCTAACAATTGTCTCGAAATCGGCGGCTTGTTTTATTTCTGGAAATGGTCAGGTGGAGATATACGTGGATTTCCGGAAGCGTTTCAAGGCGTCTGAACTCCTCAATAAAATACTTGAAGTACAAGTAATACAAGATTCCGTAGAACCGCGCAAATATGCTGTACAAGTCAAAATAGAAGATGTTCGCGGCAGCTTAGTGAGTGTATCATCTGTGCGGCGGGCCCGGCTGACCTAGGAGAAACTATGGCTGACACCAAATCGCTACAAACATTGATAGCTGAAGTCAAGGTGTTTATTCGTACGAAAAATAGGTCACTGGACGTTAGCAACAACAGCCTTATAAATGACATCATACTGACACCTTATGGGGTCGCGGGAAAGCTACTCATGGATCAAGTGGAGGTAGCTAAAAACCTCCACATCCTGTCTTCCCTCACCGATACCGATTTAGATAATGAAGGCACGAACTACAATAAAGAGCGTAGCGGTGGCGTCTACGCTGCTGTGGACCTGACGTTCTATGCTACCACAAAGCCGACTGCGGAAGTAGTGATTCCAGCTACGGCACAGGCACAAACCGCGGGCACGGCTTTCAGTACGCCCGTAACTTTTACAGTCGATGGCGAGTCACGCTTCGCACTGGCTGATGTGGACGCGTATTATTCACATGACCGAGACCGTTATGAGTTTACGTGTTCGGCCACCTGTGATGAAACTGGTACCGGCGGAAATGTTAGTGCCAACACCGTATCTATGCTAGTTGGCGGTATTTCACAGATTAACGGAGTCTCCAACCTTACGGCTGCGGTTGGTGGTTCTGACCAAGAGGAGGATGACGATTTACGGGAGCGCATCAGACTAGCTAAGTTGGGGCGGTGTCTAAACGTCTCCAACGGTATCAAAGGTTACCTTGCTGGTTTGGGTTTCGTGGACTCCCACGTAATTCGGGTTGAGGAGGCTGGTTACGAGCGGGCGTCAGGGGTAGACGCTTTCGTGGTTGACTACTCGTCCGAAGTACAAACCGATGCTTTTATATATGATCCAGCGCAACAACGTTACTATTTCACAAAGCGCCCGGTGCGGGAAGTTACGGTAGTGCGGTCTGCCGCTATTGGAACGTTATCCACCAGTCAATATGCGGTAACTGTTGATTCCACATCGCCCATGCGCCGCAGTGTCTATGCCCAGGACTTCATAGAATTCATGGCACCGCTAGTCGTTGGTGATACCCTCTCTGTCTCCTATAACTATTCCTCGGCTATTTCTCAGGCACAAGCTACTTTGAACCTACCAGACAACCGCGTTCTAACGGCGGACATCCTAGTGAAGCGGGCATACCCACTCTCGCTTTTCTTGAGCGCTTCACTGACCCTCAAAGCTAACGCGGATGGTCCCTCGACCCGCAACAAATGCCGGAACGCGCTGTCGCAGTTTTTGTCATCTTACCGTCTCGGCGATGACGTGCAAAAGAGCGATCTGATAATAGTCTTGCAACAAGGGTATGGCGACTACCCGGTAGACAGCGTGGATGCTGTCACCATCAGCAGCTTCTATCTACTAGACGAATGGGGCAGCGCTTACACTGCTACCAATGACATTATTGCGGTAGGCGATAAAGAGCACGCCATTTACGGTAGCGCTACGGTGGTCTGATGGTAGCGTATACGTCAGCAGCCAATGGTGAGTGGAATGTAGACGCCACCTGGGGTGGTGGCGGACACCCTCAGGCTGGGGACACCGCTACTATCAACCATAACGTATATGTAGACTCCAATGTTGTGGTTGGTAACAGCCCGGCTAACGACACCACCTATGTTGTGCTCATCAACAATGGTGGTGTACTGCGTTGGGAAAATCCGCCGTCAGGTAACTGGACTTTTGAGTGTCGCGGAAATATTCGCGTTGCTGAAGGGGGGACGTTTACAGTTGGTACAATAGCTTCCCCCATCCTGGCAGCGAACACAGCTGATGTGTATTTCCCAATGGCAGGCGCCTGGCACTGGCGGATCTATAACCAAGGTGGGGTAGTCGAAATATGTGGTGCATCTGCTTATCATATGGCAGACGCCAACAAACAACGTACTAGGTTGAGTGCTTCATGTACCTCGGGAGCTGTGACATTTACTGTTGAGGACGGCGTAGACTGGTCAACCAATGATTATGTTGTGATCGGTCACGGTGGTAACGCTGCGACCGCTATGGTACCCGCTACGTACCAATCGGAACGTGTGCAGGTTACCAAGGTAACAGCCAGTTCATACTCGGCGGTACTTGCGTATGCACACCAGGCTGGAGATTTTATCTTCAACACTGAACGCAATGTTCGAGTTCGAGGGCTTGATAATACTCATGGAATCAGACTTTATTCAACACATGGTGCAAGTGCGACTGCCGCAAACGCTAAAACGTGTTTGTCTTGGATGAAATTCAGGTATGGTGGGACGACTTCAAGTGACACATACTCAGCTGTGGTCCATCAACTTCAGTCTACATCTCAAGCCTATTCGGTATCTGCGGACAACTTTTGTATTGATAGTGTCGTCTTTGATGAGAGCGGTGCGCGTGGTGCATCGGTATCAACTGCACAGTGTATCACACTTAACAATACTGTTCCCTATGCAGACCCTGAGTGCATCTCAAATGTGCATGCGTTCGATTTTGATAGAACTATAAGTATAGGCGCTAGTTTTCTATACGAACTGACTGTCCGCAAACTTACTGCCGTGCGTATAGGAGGAGCCTCGGTCTATAACCTGAGCGCACGGTTGACATTAGATGAGTATTGGTACAACAATAATGACTGGACTAATGCTGCATCGTATGGAGTGCAAGGTACACTCAGTCAATTATCAAATTTCAAGTTCCACTGCGGGTATATTGGTTGTCAAACATCTGGCAGTTCCGCAGTTGTAGCAGCCTGCGAAATGGCAATAACACAAGGAGCGATCCAGCATTTTTACACTCACGGACTTTATATAAATTTCCCACAACACATGAAGGTAAAAAATGTGGATTTCTATGAATGTCGAAATACTGGGTATATGTCAGCAAATTTCCATCCACGAGCAAAATTCGTTGGGTGTAATTTTGATAAATGTGGCTTCAACAATGCTTCAAATGATGGTGCAATTTCAGGGATGGACGCTTATGTAGAAAACTGTACATTTGGACTGAACTCCAGAAATACACGCAACAATATTGTTATGTACAATGGTGGAGCTACTTATGACCCATCGGGCAGGGTGATTGCACGCAACTGCGCTTTCAAGGAGCCGTTGAATTGGTCAGCCACAATTGGTGTTTACCGTTATTACAAAAAAGCCATGTTTTGGTCTGTGGCGCAGTACAATATGCAAGATTGGCGAGGAAGAGTTTTGATGAATGTAACACCCGGAGAAATTCGAGATTGTACTGTTATTGATTCCACCGGCGTAGACCAATGGGCCATTGATTACGGTTCTTCTGTAACACAAATAATTAACGGCTGTTGCGGCGGTGAGGTCAGAAACAACCCAGCTCCGTCTGGCGGTTGGCTGGACAGCACATTTCAACGCGCCATTTTGCCCTTTCACGGTTCATTACCCATGCAAATGAATAGGCACCTCACTATTCGGATACCTGCTACGGCAGGACAGACCGTCACGGTCAATTTATCCATGCGAAAAATAGCTGACGGGAAACACGCATTACCAAATATACGGCTTGAGGGGCCTGGTATTTACAGCACAGCCACAATGACAGCAGGACTTCTCAACACTTGGGAAGAATTAACTGTCAGTGGCGTTGCTACTCATACTGGAACGTGCCAGCTTTTCGTGTCTGGGGGAAGCAGCATTTCAGGTTATGGTAGTATTGGAAATGGTGGAGTTAGCTGGACCAACGATCCACAAGCTGCGCCCGTGGGTTTGAACGAAGACGAAATGTTTGGAGTTACAGTTTACGCAGACGGCTTATTAATCAGTATTACGGGGCCATAGCGAGGCAGCATGGTTGCATATACGAGCAGTGGTACTGGAAATTGGAATGTAGACGCCACCTGGGGTGGTGGCGGATTCCCACAAGCTGGAGACACGGCTACAATTCGAGCCGTGGATATAGTAACAATTGTCCAGAACGAGGCTCTCGGTACTGACCCAGCGAATTACACGACTTACGGACTAGATATTTACGGTACACTCAAATGGGCGACAAACGCAACATGCACACTCACGTGCACGACAAATATTCGCATACGAGTTGGGGGCACCCTCGAAATCGGAAGTGAACTCGCCCCCATCAACGTAGACTATAAAGCCACTCTTTATATGGCTGGTACTTACGGCCGTCGGATTCTATTAGACACAGACTCTGATGGTGGCAAAGGTACGCTTCGCATGCACGGTGCTGTTTCTTATCATATGGCTGACGCCACGAAGCAGCGTGCTCGGCTCTTGAGCGATGTTGCCCTTGGTCCTGCAACGATTACACTTGACGCCGATACAGATTATTTAACCGATGCTGAATTGGGCGGGGGTAACGGAGACACGATTTGGCTCGGTAGTGGCGGAAGCCGGACAACAGTAGTCATGACTGATGGTGGTGCTGATATCGCCGGTTTTGGAAATGAACAGGTCCGATTATTAACGAAAGTCAGTGCAAATACGTATACAACAACTTTAACATACAACCACAATGCTGGAGATTTAGTAGTCCATGGCGAGAGAAATGCCATTATCTTGGGAGTGCTGAATAACGGCTTTGAGATTTACCAAACTATAACTCCACGACAGAATTCTATTCAGTTTACACTCAGTGCCGTTGGGTACGTTCCTGCTGTTCCAGGTGATGTGGGGCGGCGCGTAGGTGCTGGCGCAGGCAACGGTTGTATGAGTTCTTATTTTAACGGTGTGCCCCCCTCGTGGACGGTAAGTTTAGATACTGGTGATGACTGGCCGACAGTTGGGGATTGGCTGCAAATTCAGGGAGGATCCGGTTATGGACGACTTTCTGCTCTGACGCCGACACAAGCACAGTTTCAGAGTTCTGCAGGTGGGGTGGATGTGCGGTGGGCCAAATTCAAATATGGTGGTGCAGAAGACGCAGGATTTGCTTCACGTAATGTTTTTTACTTTATAAATACGTTCATGGGGTCCACAAAAATTGTTAATGGTATGTACATATTTAAAAACGTGTTATTCGATACACCGGGGTATTCATCCGGGAGTACAACGAGCTACGGGGTTCTGTTTTATGCCCATTCGCGCATAAACGTCACCGCTGAAGACATCGATGAAGTACATGCTTATGGATATTTAGGGACCGTGAGTTTGTCTTCCGGTGGATCTGGTGTATGTTCCGGTCTTTTTACTGTCGGACACCTAACAGGTATTCATACAAAAGCTGTTCTAGCACTAGCTGCACTGGCAAAAGTAAACATCAAACGTATATGGCACTCGTTCACAGGAGGTGCTGCGTCTGCATCAGATGGATCTCTAATGTCATGGGGCTCCGCCTTTACTCTTTCAGATATTGTTTCTGCACGTGCTCCACTTTATGGCATATACACACAGAATCCGTCAAACAACGAAATGGCTGCAGCGACGTGTGAAATATTGGGTGGTGAAATACTTAACGGGACTTATGGAATAAGTAGCTCGAATAAGGTCCAGAGTATGTATGTAAAGAACGTGTATTTTAGACACATGTATTATGACGGTGCTTTTTTAGGTGGTCAATGCAGTCGTATAACTTTCGACAATTGTGAATTCCACAATTGTATCCGCCAATCCGCCTCTGTCCTTGGTGGTGGAATCCGCATAAACTCATTTTCAACAGCAGGTACGCCGTCCAATGTTACCCTCAGGCGCTGCAAATTTGGGACAGACGAACAAAACCATCGCCGGAACATCTCGTTAGGTGTGGCTACTTTGCGCTATAATACAGGTCGGATTTTGATCGAAGGTTGTATTTTCAAAAAGCCATTTTGGAATGTAGCTGAACCGTCTTACAGTACCTGGGGTGAGTGGCGCTCCGCGATTGTTTTTCCGGAGTATGCAGACATTACTCCCCTAACAGACGAAATGTGGTTGCGTGGAGCAACCCTGGAGATTGTTGACCCGACAGTATATGATGCGGCCGGTGTGGAACGCTGGGCAACAGCATACCCGGGCATCACACGCATGGCTCGGGTGGGTAGTGGCGGCGAAGTATGGAATGAAAATTCCGTACTCATCGACGACACAATTGGCGTAAAAATTACGCCGTTTTCCAATAAAGTGCCGTGCCCTGGGACGTATGCTGTTCCGTTACAGATTCCTGTAACTGCGGGGCAAAACCTGCAAATACAAGTTCAATTCCGGAAGACACGTGCCATTACTTCCGCCACAGAACGCCCGTCTTTACACGCTTTTGGGTGCGGTATTGACACAAGCCAAGTTATGCCGGATGTAACAAACGTGTGGACGACACTATCTATTTCAGAGACCGCGACATATTCGGGCATGGTCCGTGTGTGGTTTGAAGCGGGCGTCAACTATTGGAAAATCGTCGGCCCTTCTCGACAGCCCGAAGACCCGTGGTGGATGACTGTATATGTTGATGGAATGGTTGTTACGTATACTTAATAAGGTAGGTACTTTGTATGTCTTCCTTCACCACAGACGGCGCTTTTCCGTACTATTTATGGACCAGTCCGGAACTGGTTGTGGACGGCGCCACTCCACTGGGCCGGGTAACCCCTGCACCTCCTATACCGCCCTCCGCTGTGGCCGAAATCCTAATTGACTCAGAAGTTGTTTGGTCGTCCTTAACCTCCACATCTCAACAGCAGCTTAGCTTCGACGTCCGCAACTTTATAGGCAACCACACCATCACGTTTAGGATTAGAGCAATATGAACATAATCTGGGTTTCAAAACAGGGTTCTGACACTACCGGAGATGGGTCGTACGACAAGCCTTATCTGACTATCGATGAGGCCTTGACGCATTTTACAGGCGGGGACCAAATAAGAATACTGGATGGTACCTATACGCCGACCGACAGCATAGTGATCAGTGGTAAAGAAGGCAGTATTTTCGCAGAGAACCCGCAGGCAGTGTACATCCAGCCACAGAAGACCAGTGTACACGCGGCTGGGGTAGCCATTCTAGATTCCACTAGATTTCTGCTGTACGGTGTGAACGTTTTGCAAGCCGCGGATTCTGCTGGCAATCTGATAGGTATATACGCAG